CCTGCCTTATGACAACACTAACATGTCTATCCAGATGGATGGCAAGATGACGTATGCTGATAATGGGCTTACTCCAACCACCACAGGCGGGGCGGGGGAGGTATCTTTTCTTCTTTGGAAATCTGGCAGTACAGACTACATCAGCACTGGTATTGACACTGGTGGTAGTAGGCTAGGTCAATACGATGCCTCGCAAAGAAGCACGAACAGTGGAGGTCAGCAGTTATCACAAGGCTCAACTACCGACTACTCTCCTAACACCAACGTACCCTTCAACATTGCATCACGTCACGGCTCTACGTTCATCAACGGTGCAACCGAGGGTACACTCACAACATCTGTCTACCCAAGTCGTCAAGGTCTCCCTGACCTGTCCTCTACTGACTTAGACCTTGGTTTCGTCTTCATGGGTACAATCGGAGAGTTCCGTATGTGGTCTGATGACTTAGGTGACGTAGGTATTACGGAAGCAACTCTACCATCAACTGAACCATCTCTGAGCCTGACCTTCGATGGCAGTGAGAACAGCTTTATCGTACTAGATTGGAGTGAGTAATCATGGGTACTAAACAATACGACAGTGCAACTGATCTCATTACGTTCTCCCGTACAAGCGGGGGGACATTCCTTGGTAGCAATGGTTTACTTCAGACTGCTGCAAACAACGTACCTCGTATTGAGTACGATGCTACTGGTGCAGTCAAAGGTTTACTGATTGAGGAAGCTCGGACTAACGTATGCACATACTCTAACGACTTTTTGACCACATGGGCTGCAGCATACATCACTGCTACCCCAAACTCTGCAATTTCCCCTGATGGCACAATGAATGCTACAAAGTTTGACATGGCTTCTAATGGCTACACTAGAAGGTTAAGTGGGCATGTTCCTACTGTTGGTCAGACCTATACGTTCTCTGTCTGGATAAAGGCAGGGACTGCTAGTGAAGTAAAAACTGTTATGCTATTTACTGGTGGTGGACTTGGTTACACCTCAGTAACTCATACCCTTACTAATGAATGGCAACGGTTTACCATTACGTCGACTCTCGCTTCCGGAACACCTGACCAAGTTAGAGCGAGAATTATGGCAACACAAGCTGGTACTATCTTTGTTTATGGCGCGCAAATAGAAGAAGGCGCTTTCCCTACGTCATACATCCCGACAGAAGGTGCCGCAGCTACTCGTGCTAGAGACCTAGCCGAAATCCCAACGAGTGCCTTTGGTTATAACAACGATCAGGGTAGCTTAGTTGTTGATGTCTTAACGCCTGTTGTAGACCAGTTTATGGGACTAGCTTACTTTAACACAGTTTCTTTTTATAATTCCCGTGGGTTCTTTAAAAGCAACACCAGTTCCAGTTCAACTGGTTCGTTTTACGTACTTGCAGCATATGATAGTGGATCAACAATTCTAGCACTTACTCAACAGACCCAAGCTGAGTACACAAAGTTGGGTTTATCTTATGGAGATAGCGAAAAGGCTGTCAGAGATGGTGGTACAGTTATCTCTGGGGATAGTCGTAGTCCAACCCCAAATCGTTTGCACTTAGGGGGTAGAGATAACGGCTACCAAAGCCAGTGCTGGATCAAGTCCATCCAGTACTACCCACGCCGACTAACTGATACACAGCTACAGGAGCTAACAACATGACCGACGAACTAACCCTTGAAGATGGTGTAGTAGCTCCGAAGAACGACTTCTACCTCAAGCTAGATGCTGAGGCTGACATGCCCACAGTCCTATCTGATTTCTATGAACAGGACTACAGCACCATTGTAGACCCTGAGACTGGCGAGGAGAGCCTTCAGATAGAGGGTGAGCCTTACTTGGTCAGTAGTACAGCAGATTACGCTATCGACGTTGTGGGGGTCTTACATGAGCCTACAGGCGTTACCATCACGAATGACGATGGTATGGAGTATCCTGAGATGGAAGCATTAGACGGTTGGCATGTAAACATCCGCTTATCTAGCGAGACTATGCGTGATGCTGTCGAGGCTCTTGATGTATCACACGGTGTTACACCTGATGCACCTAAGCGTGTGTGGCTATGATAAGTATCCTTAAAGGGCAGTACGCAACAGACGTATTTACTACTCAGGCTGAAGCTAGGGTTCGCTCTATGGAGCTAGGTCTTGATGGTGTAACTCACGTCTATGATTATGAGGGTCAAGCAGTCTACATGCCAGCAGCCTCACACGAGGCTTATATGGCCTTTATGGGGGGCTACACACCAGAGATGGAAGAAGCCTCTCCAGTGGACCGCTTAGAGGCTCTCAGGGCTATCGTAGCAGAGATACTTAAGTCTGAGATCACTAAGGCTGAGTATCAGGGTGAAAAGGTGTCCCTAAACAAGCCTAGACGTATCAAAGGTGGCAACAAGAAGTTTGAAGTCTTTGTACAGTCTGGCGACAAAGTTAAGCGAGTTACCTTCGGTGATCCTAACATGGAAATACGCCGTGATGATCCTAAAGCTCGTGCCAATTTCCGCTCTAGGCACTCTTGCGACACTAAGAACGATAAGACAACGGCTGGTTACTGGTCCTGTCGTATGTGGCAATCAAATACATCGGTGAGTGAAATGACAAAGAACATTGAAGGTAAAATACTTAAGACTGATGACGAACAGCGTATGGTTTACGGTTGGGCATCGGTTATCACTGAAAAGGGTGAGCCAGTAGTAGATCGTCAAGATGACATGATCGAAGCTGACACTCTAGTTAAAGCAGTGAATGAATTTATGGAGCATGTGCGGGTCGGCAAGGCTATGCACGTTGGGGAGCAAGTAGGGACAGTAGTTCACTCCCTCCCAATCACTAAAGAAATTGGTGATTCTCTAGGTATCCAGTCTGACCGTGAAGGATGGGTTGTCGCTTACAAAGTATTCGATGATGATGTCTGGGCTATGGTCAAGTCTGGTGAATTAGCAGCATTTTCCATTGGTGGAAAAGCTATCAAAGAGGAGATATAACTTGCCCAATCTCTTAAAAAAGTTACAGCTTACAGAGCTTTCCCTTGTGGATCGCCCAGCCAATGCTCAGGCAATGGTATCCCTCTTTAAGCGTGACACTTCCGAAGAGGAACTTATTAAAATGACAGATGAAATGGAAGCCAAAGTAAAGGCGTACATGGATGACAAAGGATGTGGTCGTGGAGAAGCTATGAAGGCTCTCGACATGGACATGGAAAAGTCTGAAGAAGTGGCTGAAGAAGCTGAAGTTGACAAGGCTGCTGAAGAAGTAGCTGAAGAAGTCAGCCCACTAGAAGCTGAAGTTGCTGCACTTAAAGCTGAGAATGAGACACTACGTAAGGGTCTTATCGAAGCTGGCTACGTTATCAAAGCTGACGCTATCGAAAAGAAAGCTGAAGTAGAGATGATGGAAGTCGAAGGCGAGATGGTAGTTAAGTCTGACATCCCAGCCCCAGTTCTTAAAGCACTTGAAGCTGCTGATGTAGCCAAGCGTGAACATGAAATCGAAAAGGCTGACATTGAGTTGACTAAACGTGCTGGTGATACTCTCCCACACTTTGCAACTGATGTAGCTAAATCCCTCGTAGCTAAGTTCTCCGAGGATGAAGCAATTATGGAAGCTCTTAAGGCCGCTGATGCAGCTTTTGAAGCCTCCATGCAAGAATTTGGTAAGTCTGACGTAGACGGCGAGTTCGCTAATTCTGCTGACAAACTGGATGCTCTCGTAAAGTCCTACATGGACGACAACCAACTGAAAAAGAGTGAATTTGCCAAGGCCTATGCTGCTGTAGCTAAGACCGACGAAGGCAAGACACTCATCAATAAATCCTACAAAGGGGAATAATCATGGCTGTTATGCAATCACGCGACAACCGCACCTTCATCGCTGGGGAAGACCTATCCGCAGCACAATTCAAATTCGTAACTCTAGAAGCTGATGGCCAAGTTGATCTTGCCGACTCTGCTGGTGAAAACGCTATGGGCGTATGCCTTGTTGGCGCAGCCGCTGGTAACGCTGTGACCGTATGTGTCTCAGGTTCAGTAATGGTAGAAGCTGGTGGCACGATTGCTGCTGGTGCCCAAGTACAAACTGGTGCTGATGGTACTGCTTTGCTTGCAGCCACTGGTGATGTTGTACTTGGTTATGCCCGTGAAGCTGGTGTAGATGGTCAAATCATCGAAATCGAAATGATCCAAGGCGGCAACGTAGCAGCCTAATCTAGCATTTAAAGGAAATTATAATGCCACTATTGACCCCATCCGCAGTACATATCGACCAACCGTTGTCAAACTTGACACTGGCGTATGTACAAGAGCAAACAAACTTTGTTGCTGATAAAGTATTCCCAGTTGTTGGTGTACAGCGTCAGTCTGACAAGTATTACATCTATGACCGTGCGAACATGAACCGCTCTGGTGACGTTAAGAAACTAGCGCCACGTACAGAAGTTAACCGCATCGGTATGGCAGTGTCTAACTCTGCTTACTACGCTGACGTTTACGGCATTGGCATGGACTTCGATGAGCAGACTATCGCTAACGAAGATGCTATGTTGGAAATCCGTGCAGCAGGCGCACAGACACTTATCAACCGTGTCTTGATTGAGCGTGAGGAGCAGTTCGCTTCTACATTCTTCAACGCAGGTGTATGGACTACAGACGTAACTCCAGCAAACTTGTGGTCTGACTACACAAACTCAACACCAATCTCAGACGTAACTAATGGTAGCCGTACCATGCAGTTGACATCTGGTGGCTTCAAGCCAAACACAATGGTTGTTGGTAAAGAAGTTCGTGACATCTTGATTAACCACCCTGACATCCTTGCACGTTTGAACGGTGGTTCTACCATCAACAACCCTGCATTGATCACAGACGGTAAGTTGGCTGAAATCTTTGGCGTAGAGAACTTCTTCGTCATGGAAGCTGTCAAGAACGGTGCTGTCGAAGGTCTAGCAGAATCTAACGCCTTCATCGGTGGTAAGAACGCACTGTTGGTACACACACCACGCGCATCTGGTCTTATGACACCAGCGGCTGGCTTGACATTCGCTTGGAACAACATTCCAAACGTAAACAACTTGGGCATCACAGTAGAGTCATTCTCTGACGATGCTTTGAAGCGCCAGCAAGTTGCAGAGCATATCCAAGTTAAAATGGCATACGACATGAAAGTCGTCGGTGCTGACTTGGGTTACTTCTTCTCCGCTGTTGTAGCTTAAGCTACTTAAACTAAAGGGGAACCCTGAGCTTAGTCTTGGGGTTCCACCCAACTATAAAAGAACATAACAATATTCATATAATGGAGAGTCCTATGCACCCCACATACTTGGGTTGGCAGGTCGATTGGCCTGTATTCGTTAAGCTACCTTTGTTGGCTGACAATAAGAATTGGAAACGTGGAGATCACTTTAACTGGTTAGAGCGAGGTATGCAGCAAGATAAGGTTGCTATACTTTACGCCACTGGTTATCTTTATCACAACACAGAACTAGAGGTTCAGAATAAAGTTGGAGACCGACTGTCTGAACTAGCTGGAAAAGAACTAGAGACTTTAGTTAATCTTCTTAATGCGGAAGTTAAGTCTCGTACATCAAGTAATGCAGAGTTTGAAGCTAAGAAGTGTAAGAAGTCTAAGATTGATGATAAGCAACGTGGTCTTATTCGTCGCTTCCTTAATGCAAACCACTGGGTGACACAAGACTTCCACGCTATTAGAGATAAAATTATCGGTTAACAACAACGGAGACGACTATGAGTTGGTCTTATGATCCCACAGACTTAAATACCACTACGGCTTCTGGTCGTCTCAACACAGTACGCCTCTTAGTTGGTGACACTGACACCCTAGACCCTCAAAAGGATAACGAAGAGATTACCTTCGCCCTGACTGAGAATGGTAATAACGTGTACTACGCTGGAGCTTGGGTTGCTCGTGCTATCGCATCTAAGTACTCTCGTAAGGTTAATACAGAACTAAGCGGTTCCCTTAAAGCGGATTACTCAGACTTAGCTTCTCAGTATAGGACACTGGCAGACAGCCTAGAGTACCAAGGAAAGACTTCTGGTGCTTCGGTGGGTGTACTGGCTGGAGGCATCACTAAGAGCGGCATAGAGGCTGTTAGAGCAGACACTAACCGTATCGAAGGTTCCTTCCGTAGAGATCGTTTCAAGAACCCTCCGAGCTATCAAACACCAGAATACGAATAAGGAGTAAGTCATGTCGTTTCGTTCCTATGATCTCCTTAACTTAGTACGTGACTTTGGTGAAGCTCTTACCCTACGTCAGGTTACAACTGACGGTACATACAATCCTGCTACAGGGTCTGTTGGTGGCTCTGCTACAACTGATACGGTCTTCACTGGCTACATGTATGACTACGCCAACCTAAACCCAAGTGAAGTTATTCGTGGCTCACGTAAGTGCGTTATTCCCTCGTTAGGGTTTACCCCTGAGCCTCAGCCAGATGACCTTATCTTAGGCAGTGGCGACACAGTAAAGATCAGTAGGGTTGTTACGATATTCTCTAGTGGATCGCCTGTATGTTACTTATGTGACGTGGAGGAATAATAACATGAAGAGTACATTCACTGTTAACTCTTCGTTCTACAACAAGCTAAAGCACTTAGATGCTCTTGCAGTAGACAGCGTTAAGGGTAGGCTAGAAGACATCGCTAGAACTGCTGTAGACTACTCCCCAGTTGATACAGGCGCTTATGTCACATCATTCTCCTACACTATAGGTGCTGGTCGCCCAAGAGGCAAATCCTCTGATAACTTACCAAAGGGGCAAAGCCTTGAGGGTAAACAAGAGGAAGGTTACGGAAACCTAATGCAGGACATATCCCGTATCAAGAGCATTGAAGACCTAGATAACATTCAACTCAGGAACGGTTCACCCCACGCAACTGATGTAGAGTACGGGGAAAATTGGTACGGTTCTGGTTACTTCGTCTTTGCTAAATTGGAGAGTATCTATGGCTAACGACATCTACAACACTATCCGCGCTGCCTTAGAGACACACCTTTCTACTACTCTTTCTGGCACAGACATAGCTTACGAGAACGTAGCCTTTAGTCCAACTACAGGCACTCTCTTCGTCAAGCCAACATTCATTCCTACGGTAACACAACCTGCTACTCGTGGATTAAACCCGCAGCTTCTGTATCAAGGCGTATTTAACGTCATGGTAAACGCACCAGAAGGTAGTGGCCCTTCCTTAGCTGACACTACTTGCAACACAATAACTAATGCCTTCGCAGCTACTACTGACTTATCTATCGTTGTAGGTGCAGAGACATACATCGTTCGCATACGCTACGCTGAAAGACAGCAAGGTCGTATTGACACCCCTTGGTACGCAGTCCCAATAAACATCGGCTGGTACATCTATAACACTTAATTGGAGAATACAATATGGCCTTTTCACAAGGATCACGTTCCAGTCTATCATTCATAACCGAAGCAACCTTTGGTACAACCCCTGCTGGCAGCTTCGCTAACCTTCCATTCAGCACTCACTCTTTGAACCTAACTAAAGACATTCTTGCTGGTAGTGACATCCAAGCTGACCGCATGTCACGGGTTAACCGTCAAGGCAACCGTCAAGTATCTGGCGACATCGTAGTTGACCTTCGTGATGGCGACTATGACTCACTGCTTGAATCAGCTATGCTTAATACCTTCGCTACTAACGTCCTTAAAGTTGGCGTAGCCCCTAAGTTCTTCTCTATTGAAGACTTCGCTGCTGACATCGACCAAGCTCGTTTGTTCACAGGTATGTCTGTTTCCAGCATGGCTATTTCCCTTGCCCCTAACCAGATGGTAACAACTACCTTCAGCATGGTTGGCAAAGACATGACCATCAGTGGTACTGAGAAGACACAGACTGCTGCCTCTGGTGCGCAACCATTCGATGCTTACTCTGGTGACATCTCAATCGGTACTGTAGGCTCCCCTTCTGCTGTAGCTATCGTAACTGCGCTAGACTTCACACTGAACAACGCTTATGCACCTACCTTCGTCATTGGTGATGATAGCGCACCTTCCCTTGAATATGGTCGTGCAGAAGTTGAAGGCACTCTGACAGCTTACTTCGAAGATGCTTCTTTGATTAACCGCTTCTTGAATGAAACAGAGACAGCAATCCGAGTATCTGTAGACGATCCAACAGGTGCTAATGCTTACATCTTTGACTTCCCTAAAGTTAAGATTAACTCTGCGGATGTTGGTGTCGATGGCCCAACCAGCCGTATGATTACTATGTCATTTGTTGCGCTGTATGATTCTACTATGGGGACTAACCTCCAGATCACACGCCCAACCTAAACTAATACCTAGCTAGGTACGTGGAGGCTCTGAGTCGGGTCGGGGTCTCCACACTTTAACCACCCGACATAACTCCCCCGAAAAGGAAATCCAAATGGACCTTAAAGACCTGACACCGAAATTAGATGATATTGTTGTAGAGATCAAGCACCCAACTACAGGTGATATTCTTAAGAATGATGATGGCACACCAATGACTATTACAGTCCTTGCACCGCACTCTAAAGAATACAAGAAGATACAACATGAGCAGATTAGCAAGCGACTAAAGAAAGCACAGAAGAGCAAGTCCCAAGAGGTTGACTACTCTGATATTGAAGAGGCTACGCTGGAGGTTCTATCTAAAGCTACGAAGGCTTGGGATATTACATTCGGTGGAGAGAAGCCTAAGCTGTCTGTCGCTAAAGCTAAGAGCATTTACGATGAAGTTTTCTGGATCAAGAACCAGATTGAGGAAGAGGTATCTGACTCGCTGGATTTTATGAAGGTCTGATTTGTGAGTTAGTTGAGTGGGCTGAACACCAGTTTAATCTCAACAAGCCAGATCAGAACGGAACTACAGAACGAGAACATCTTGAACAAGTAGAGAGGCAGACTGGACGTAGAGTAGAAGCATTGGAACCCCCGACACCCTTCCCTGTGCTACTAGCCCACGTTTGGTCTGCCTTTATTAGTTTAAGCTCTAGCAGAGGGTCGGGCATGAATGGTCCCCTACCTATAGGTTACGAGCAGATTAAGGCTTGGAAAGAACTTACGGAAACTTCTATATTGCCTTGGGAAATTGAGGCTATCAGGAAACTAGATTTAGAATACTTGAGGGTGGCAAATGGCTGATGACATTAAATTAGTAGTTGGCGTTGACTACAGAGAGCTTACTGGACTAATAAAGACTGCGGATCAAACCAAGAGAACCTTAAGTTCTGTTGCTAAAGAGTTTGTTAGGACTGGTGATCAGAAGCAATACATGGCTTCTATAAACAGGATTGTACAAGCGCAAAAGCAACTTGACTCAACCTCTCAGATGACCCGCTCTAAGATAATGAAACTTGGCGCACAGATGCAGCAAGAGGTTAAGTTTACAAACGCTTTAACCGCTGCTACACAAAGGTTATCTGTAGCTCAGAAATCCTCTAACAAGGTCTTGCAGCAGACTAAGAATCGCATGAATGGCAACAACATGGCTATTCAACAGCTTGGTTATCAAATGGGTGACTTTGCGGTTCAAGTACAAGGTGGAACAAGTGCTTTCGTTGCCTTTAGTCAACAAGGTGCGCAATTAGCGGGTATCCTCCCCTCTATTGCTGGACCTCTTGGGTTAACGACTACCGCTGCCGTTAATCTATCTGCTGCACTTGGTATTGGTATTCCCGTCTTTTCTGCCGCAGGTAGGTTCTTGTATGAGATGGCTACTGGGGCAAAGAAAGCTGGAGAAGAGGTTAAGACATTCTCTGAGGAGCTGGATGAAACTAATGCTGTTATAGGTAGGGCAAAAGACAGTTTAATTCTTCTGGGGACAGAGGGTGTAGATAGACTAACCGAAAAGTACGGCATTTTAACAACTGGAATTTTAAACTTAGCTGAAGCTATGGCTGACGTTGAAGTAAGTGCAATGCAAGATAGGGTTAATAAAACCTTAGCTGATTTCTTTACCCCAGAGAAACTTGACATTATTAGCGGTAAGCTAGGTTCAGTGGGGCAAGCACTTTTAGAGGCCACTGACTCCTCAGTAATTGCAGAAAACATAGCTGAGATTCAAAGAGAGATAAATGCACTTGAGGCTTCTAAGGCAAGTGGTGCGTTCTTTGATGCAAACATACTTAAAGAATACAAAGAAGAGCTTGCACTACTCCAAGGGGAGTTTGACAAGGCAGGTTCTCTAGGTGAAGAGTTAGGTTCAGTAGACCAAGCCACGTTAGAAGACTTCCGATCTTTAGAAGCTGCTATCAAGTCAGCCGTAAAAGAAGAGAACTTTGCGAGTGCTGCTGACCGTATCCAAGAGCTTCGGGAGTTATTTAAATCTTTAGGTATTGAAGTATCTAAAGGTGATATAGCAAACCTTACAAGGCTTGAAAGTACCTTACGTTTAGCTCAGGCTTCCACAACAGAATCTCTTAATGATGTCGCTGCTCAAAAAGCGGCTCGTAAAGTAGAGGAAAGTAGACTAAAGTTACAGGGGGAAGCGTTTAGAAATAGGCGCAAACAGAACCAAGAAGCTAGGACTTTCTATAACGAAGAAAGCGCGTCTTTAAAGGCTTCAAACGAGTTGCTTGGTGAAAAGATCATCTTTGGTAAAGAAGACTTTGGTGTAAAACAGCTTATCAGAGAGCAGACACTTAAAGCGTATGAAGCAGAGCTAAAGAGGGAAGGTTTAGGCGAAGATTTAATTGCCGATTTGGTCTCTCAGAAAACTGCGGCCTTAGACTTAGCTCTTTTACTTGAGAGAGCAGAGGCCGCTGATCTCAGACGTAGTAAGATTAAGTTCTCTAACCTTAGTATGTCTGATGCAATGCTTGCCCTACAGTATCAAGAGATGGGGAAGTCAAGAGCCAATGCACCTAAAGAGCCACCTAAGGCTAAGGGAACGGGCGGTGGAGCTAAAGAATCTCCACAAGAGAAACTAGCTAAGTACCTACAAGGTAAGCAACAAGAGCTTACACTTGAAAAGAAACTTGTAGGTGTCTTTGGTGCTGAACGTGATATTAAGTCTGAGTTGTTTAAAGTAGAACAAGAGTACGGTAAACTAATTGACACAACACAAGACAGTCAACTAGCTGGCACACTACGTCAGATTGAAGCTGAGAAAGAACGTCATGCTGCTTTGGAAGAAGCACAAGCACAGCAACAAACTGTAGCTGATACCCTACAGTCTTCTATGTCTGACGCTTTCATGTCTATGGTTGATGGCACTAAGTCCTTTAAGGATGCTATGAAAGATATGGCTAGGGCGGTTATCAAGCAACTGTTTGAAGTTCTTGTCGTACAACAATTGGTAGGTAGCTTCAATGCTTCAACAGGTCAAGGCTCAGGTCTTTCTGGCATGATTATGGGTGCCTTCCAAGCTGACGGTGGTGCATGGCAGGGTGGCTCACAAGTTAAAGCCTACGCTGATGGTGGTGTCGTTGGTGGACCTACAACATTCGGAATGGCTGGCGGTAAGACTGGCCTTATGGGTGAAGCTGGTCCAGAAGCTATTATGCCACTCAAGCGTGGCGCTAATGGTAAGCTAGGTGTACAGATGGAAGGTAGCGGAGGTGGTGATACTTACGTTACGAACAACTACAGTATCTCAGCTAACACGTCTGAAGACACTAAACGTCTTGTTACTCAAACTATACAACAAGCTACACCTACCATAACAGCTAACACCAAAGCCTCTATTATGAATGATCGTCGCAGAGGTGGTCAAATGAAGTCCGTCTTCGGTTAAAGGAATAATCAATGGCTATCACTTATCCACTAGCGACACCAACGTCTATCGGGATTGAGAGTATTGAGTTACGTGCTGTAAACGCTGTAGCTACCTCTCAGTCCCCCTTCACCTACAAGCAACAAACTATCACTCATGGTGGTCAGAGGTGGGAGGCATCCGTTAGTATTCCTTCGGTACACCGTGACAAGGCTGCTCAGTGGAAGGCTATGTTAGTGGCTCTAAAGGGCCAACGTGGTACATTCCTACTGGGAGACCCTGATTACGTTACACCGCAAGGTACGGTAAGCTCCTGCACTCTCACGGGCACTGTAGGTAGCGAAAGCCCTACCGTTGTGATGACAGGTACACTTAAGGCTGGAGACTACATCCAGTTGGGTACAGGGGCTGACTCTAAGTTGCATCAAGTTCTCGTAGACAAATCTGGAAATGGTACTCTAGAGATATGGCCAGCTTTAAGAACTGGCTACACTTCTGCAAGCGTAGACTTTAGTTCCCCTAAAGGGGTCTTTAGGTTGTCAACGAACTTGACATCTTGGTCAATAGACAATACGTCTACATATGGCATCTCCTTTGAGGCTGTCGAAGCTATTACATAATAAGGATACAGAATGTCGAGAACTTTAACTCCAGCCATAACTAACGCAATACAGCAAACAGAAGTTTTTCCTTACTTTGCAGTAGAGATGCTCTTTGACAACAACCCTATAAGAACTTGGACAGGTCAGGGGACTCTTACCCTTGATGGAGAGGACTACCTTGGGGTTGGTCAACTGCTTAACGTATCTGCTATTGAAGAGACCTCTGAGATGGCTGTTAAGGGTGCCACTCTTACTCTAAGTGGTGTCCCAAGCACAAGCCTAAGTCTAGCCCTAACTCAACCTTATCAGGGTCGTGTCTGTAACATTTACTTTGGTGTAATTGGACAAGTAGGTGCAAGCGAACTGTTCTCAGGTTACATGGACCAGATGAATGTTGCAGAGGGTGCAGAAGAGTCTACGATTGAACTTATGGTTGAGAACAAACTGATCGACCTTGAGAGAGCTAGAGTAGCTCGGTTTACCTCTGGTTATCAGAAGTCAGTCTACCCTGACGACCTTGGGTTGGATTTCATAGAAGACCTACAGGACAGGAAATTGCCTTGGGGGAGGAAAGCGGACTAATGGTTAATTATCAACAAGAGTTTCTATGCCAAGCTGAAGTAGAGATAACCCCACTTGCCGAATTAGAGTGGGAAGAGTCAGGCCACCCGACAGAACCCTTGAACATCCACTGGGATGCTTACTTTGAACTAGAAGACAAAGGACAACTTAAGTTCTTTACTGCTAGGAAAGATGGATTATTGATCGGTTACTTTGTCGTCATAGTTATGATGCCTTTTACAGCTAAGGGAGACCTCATGGGTGTCTATGATGCTGTCTATGTCCATAAGGACTACAGGAAGTCTACTGTGGGCAAGAGACTATTTAAGTTTGTAGAGACCTGCATGAAAGAAGATGGGGTCTATAGAGTGTTGGCGTCTTCATCTAAGAAGAACCCTATTGGCAACTTTCTTACTCGTATGGGATATAACGAGGTAGAAACCAAATACGAGAAGGTACTATAGCATGGTTATTTCAACTCTTATTGGCGTTATTGCTGCGGGTGGTGTTTCGGCATTTAGCTTCGGGACGGCGGCTTTGGGCTGGGCTTCAGTTGGCTTAAGTATCCTAACAAAGGTCGTTCTTGGTGCTGCACTAAGGGCGCTTATGCCTAAGCCTTCCGTTGGTGCTAATCGTGGTTATGAAACCACAGCTATTGGTACAGCACTAGATCACCAAGTTATCTACGGTAAGGTTCGTGTTGGTGGCGCTCGTATTTATGATGAAACTACAGGTACAAACAACAGCTACCTTCACCGCATCATTGCTGTAGCTGGACATGAGATTGAGTCTTTTGATAAGATTTACATCAACGACTCCTATGTAAACTACGCGGACATTGATGCAAATGGTAACATATCTAGTGTAGTTGATCCTGACGGGACAACTTCCACTCGTTACAATGACCACGTTCGTATTAAGTTTCACTTGGGTTCCCCTACCCAATCTGCTGACGCCACTCTTGTAAGTGAATCTGCTCACTGGACTAGCGCACACAAGCTCAGTGGTATCGCTTACATGTACATCCGCATGAAGTTTGATGCTGACGTATTCCCTAATGGTATTCCTGACTTTACGGCTGAAGTTAAGGGTAAGAAGGTCTATGACCCACGTACATCAACAACAGTATGGTCAGACAACCCTGCATTGTGCGTAAGGGATTACCTTACTGCAAGCTACGGTATTTCTGAGGCTGTTGCCAACATTGATGACACCCTAGTTACCTCTGCTGCTAATGTAAGCGACCAGACTAACACAGACGCTGGTACGACACGTTACACCTGTAATGGTGCCTTCACTACAAACTCTACTCCATATGAGATGATTGAAGCCCTACTGACCTCTATGGACGGTAGCATTTGGTATGCTCAGGGTAAATGGCGTATGAAGCCAGCTTACTGGACAGCACCTGTTCTTGATCTTGATGAGGATGACCTAAGGTCTTCTTTGAGCGTTTCTACACGACACTCTCGTGCAAGCAACTTCAACACAGTCAAGGGTACATTCCGTGGTTCAGAAAGCAACTGGCAGACAACAGATTACCCACAGGTTCCTGAGAATACAACAGCTAACGCTAACCCATATCTAGCAGTAGATAACGGTCAAGAGTCAGTAGCTGATGTGGACTTGACGTTCACTGACAACTCAATTGAAGCTCGTCGTATTGCCAGAATTACTCTGGAACGTAACAGACAGCAACTTACTGTTAGCGGTTCATTTGGTCTAAGCACTCTCCAGCTTCAAGTTGGGGATAACATCCGCTTGACTAACTCTCGCTTTGGCTGGACCAACAAAGAGTTTGAAGTAGTTGCTTGGAACTTCGGCTTGCAGGATGACCTTGACCTACAAGTTCAAATGACGCTACGTGAGACCTCTGAGTCTGTCTATGACGAAGTGACCGACAGTGTTGTTTACGAAAGAGACAACACAACTCTGGCATCTCCTTTCGCTACAGCAGAACCACAGAGCCTCTCCTCAGCAGCAACTGCCTTTGTAAATGATGATGGTACAACTGTACCCTCTATTACCTTTAGCTGGTCTGTCGCTAACCCAAGCCTAGCAGAACTCTTTGAGTTTGAGTGGAAGCTAACTACTGATACAAACTATAATTCCACTGTATTAAAAGAGACCTCTTGGACACTTGCCCCTGCTGAAAGCTCTAAGTCTTATGACTACAGAGTTAGGTCAATAAGTCCACTAGGTGTCCGTTCAGCCCTTAAGTATTCTACATCAGCAGCGGCTACAGTTGACGACTTGACTGTACCTAATGCTCCGTCAGGGTTGAATGTATCTGGTGGCTATGCAGCTACAACTGTTGAATGGGTTGCTCCAACTGCAAACACAGACGCTAGTGCAATTAAAGACTTGTTCCAGTACGAAGTTTACCGTGGTACTTCCAGCAACCCAACAACTCTTGTTGGTCGTGTGGCAGGTACTACCTTTAGTGACATTGGTCTAGCTAACAGCACCACTTATCACTACAGAGTAAAAGCACTAGACTTTACAGGCAACAAGAGTGCCTTCTCTAGCAACGGTAGCGCAACTACAAACCCTGCACTTACTAACGGTACTGATGGCTCATCTGTGCTTGTTGTTTATGCAACCAATACCTCTGGAAGTAGCCAAAGCCTTACAGCAGGTAGCAGAGAGTACGTTCAGTATTACGAGTACACGGGCACTACACCTAGCTTACCTGTGTCTGGAACCTTTGTTAAGTTCGTCGGGGCTGGTGGTGATGATGGCAACTCTATATTCCCTATCTATGCTACAAGTTCCGCTGGTGCTAGTCAGAGCTTTAACCCTTCTGGCAAGACCTTTGTTACGTTCTTTGAGAGCGCAACTACACCATCTTTACCAGTATCGGGCCAGACTTTCGTTGCATATGTCGGTTCAGATGGCACAGATGGCACAAATGGTACAAATGGCACAAATGGTACTAACGGAAGTAATGGTACATCTATATTCCCTGTCTACGCGACAAGTTCCGCTGGTGCTAGTCAGTCGTTTAGCCCAACAGGTAAGACCTTTGTTACTTTCTATGAGGGACTAACATCACCAAGTTTACCCCTATCGGGACAAACCTTCGTTGCATATGTCGGTTCAGACGGCAGTAATGGAACTAACGGTACTAACGGTACTAACGGGACTAATGGTAGTGACGGCGCAGCGGGTTCAAACAATGCCACTGTTTTCTTGTACAACAAGAGCAGTAACACAACAGCACCCTCTTCGTTTAGTGGTACATTCACTTATACCTTTGCTACAGGTGTGTTGTCTGGCGGTACTTTAAACGGTTGGTCTCAGACGCCACCCGCCTTGTCACAAGGACAGAACCTTTTCGTGGCATTAGCCACAGCAACCTCAAACGTCTCAACTGACAGTGTACCTAGCTCAGAGTTTAGCACCCCTGTAATTACAAGCGTAGCAGGGACTAACGGTAGCAATGGGACTAACGGGACTAACGGTAGCAATGGGACTAACGGGACTAACGGTAGCAATGGTGCATCTACTGCCATTGTAGACTTGTTTAGAAAGACTTCTACAGCTTCAGCCCCATCTGACCCAACTGGTACATTTACTTATACGTTTTCTACAGGCGTACTAAGCTCTGGCAATTTAAATGGCTGGAGTCAAACTGCCCCAACACTAAGTAAAGGTCAGTACCTTTGGGTAATAAAGGCATCGGCTTTCTCTAACACCTCTACAGATTCTATCGCTGCCTCAGAGTTTAACTCTGCTGCTGTTGTGGGCATAGGCGGCTCTGATGGGACTAACGGAACCAACGGAACTAACGGTAGCAATGGGACTAACGGTAGCAACGGGACTAACGGGACTAATGGAGACATCTTTAAGACTATCTACTTATACGATGCCAGTGTAACTCAGCCCTCTGCAATTAGCATAACCAATGGCTTTACTCCTTCTACAGGTAACGCTTCTAGTACAGGAACTTGGACAACAACAGTGCCTTCAATAGGCTCTGGACAAGTTCTGTGGTTAGCTTCAATGGTTGTTAAGCAGACTGCTGGTACTGGAAACTATGCAGGTCAAAGTCCAGGATGGGTTCGCATCCAAGCTCAAGGTTATGATGGCACTAACGGTACTAACGGTGCGACTGGCGCACAAGGTCCAACTGGCTTAATAGACAACCCTTATGGTGCCCTTGCAGCTTATGGCAGCGGCATTCAAAGTAACATAACTTGGGATAGCACTGAACAAGCTATGAAGCTACAGTCTTCTTCTGACACTAGTATAGGTGCAGCTTTTCCTGCATTTAGAGTAAACCTTACAGCTAATGAGACGCACAAACTTTCCATTAAATACAAGTCTAATGGAAGCTCTTCTAGTGGCTTTTACGCTCGTGTCTATGAGTACAATGCAGCGTTACCCAGCGGTAAGCTGGCTGTCTCTCACAACGCATATAACTCTCTCGTACAAGAGGATACTAGCGGTAAAACTAACTGGGAATCAAACGTAAGCGTTAGTACCACTTGGGTAACGTCTGACTACACGTACACTCCAACAGCAGGGGCTGTATGGGCTTCTATCGTCGTCCTAAACTGGACAGGTATGGGCACTCAACCATTGTTTATTCGTGACCCTGAGAACCAACTGATTGGCTCCTCTGGACCACAAGGAATCCAAGGAATCCAAGGAAACGCTGGAACAAACGGCACTAATGGTACTAACGGTACTAACGGAAGTAATGGTTCAGATGCTCCTCGTTTCGCCTCTAGGACTTTATACACAAACCCTGCTGTTGTAACCCCTGCGGATACTACTCCCTCAGCGACAATCACTTGGTCTAGTGGGGCTATCTCTAGCATTACTTCTGGTTGGTCGTTAACACCTCCCACACAAGTGGCTAGTGCTTCAGAGAAGGTGTGGACATCTAACTTGTTGTTTGTGGATGTATCCCCTCCGTTCTCATCTACTTCAGCTACAGGATCAACAGCAATCCAAGGTACATCTTTCTCTGGGCTAGTTAGCTTTACTGGGGGAGACTTTGCTTTAGATGGTGCTACTATCACTAACATTGATGGTGGTAATATTACTACAGGTTCTATCGTAGCTGATAAAATTAGTGTTGATGGCCCAATAGACATATCATCAGCAAGCGGGTCTTTACTAGCGGGTCGCACAAGTGCTTCCGACTTTGGTACTGATGGCTTCTATATTGGCCGCACAAGCACTGATGGGACAACAGCAGATGGTTTCCAGTTATCTCACACCTCTGTTACAGGCACTGATAGTATAGGCGACTCAGCTAATTTAATTAATTCGGGCACGGTTCAGGCTGTTATTCATGATGATACACAAGGTCTTCGTATTTACGAGCCTGTCTTTTATACCCGCGGTAGTGCGACTGGCGCAGACACTTTGCAAACAACCTCAGGCAACGTTACGCTTGCGGCTGGTGATATTCATACAGTCACTCTGTTCGGAGCTGGTGGTGGTGGTTCAGGCGGTAGTGGTGTTGCTAGAAACGGGGGTGGCACTTCAAATATCGTACAGTTCTTAGGTAACACAGGGAACGTTGGCGGCACTACAACAGTCACACTCAACGGAGCTACTGGCTATAACGGAACTCGTAACTACTCGGCCACAGGCGGCGCAGGAGGTGTCGGTGGAGGTGGTACGCAACCTACTGGGCAAGATGGCGTGCGTTCAGTCTTTGGCTATGGTGGTGCTGGAGGCACAACAACTGGTTCCAATAATGGTGGTTATGTCGTAGGTGGCACAGGTGGCGTACCTGTAAGCGGTGCGTACTCTGCTGGTGGAGGTGGCGGCGGTGGCGGTCACATTGATGGTGATGAGAGTTTTGACTCAATCGGTTTTGGCGGTGGAGGAGGAGACACTGGACAGGAACGCACTGTTACCTACGATCTTACTAATGCCAACAGTGATGGTACTCTTGCTGTAACTATTAATCCAGCTGGTAATGGAGGTACCGCTAACGCAGTGTCTAACAACAGTAGTAACAGAAGAGTTCAGGGTGGTACTGGTGGCGCAGGCAGATCAGGACTTGTTGCAGTCTCAGGGATTCTCGATGGATACGTTGCGAGTACTCTCAGTGACCTCAGTGGTAAAAGCGAACCTTGGTTGGACGGTTCAGCACCTACTAATGTCAACAATGCGACTTTGAACACAGGCAACAACAATAACACAGTTCTCGCTACCGCTTCCGCGAACGGTGATGGTGTTTGGTTCATTGCCAGCGGTCAAACAATCTATCAGGATGGTACTTTTAACATCAATGGTTCTAATTCGTGGATGAAAACGAACGGAGTGAGTGGTAGAGGGAACCAATACCTCTACTCAGCTGCGACTTCATTTTCTAACACTCAAGTCAACTTTTATAGTGGGGGCAACACCACTACGCAATTCTTTGTTGAAGGCTATATCGACGCAGGTGGAAACTTTGAAGGTAAACGCAGAATCCAAATTGGAGCATATGGGCTATCCGAATGGGGGACTTAAAATGTACTATGTCATCGTAATAGGTTCAGAGATTGACTCTGCAACTGACCGTCTTAAACACGCTGAAATCAACGCTTTAAGAAGCGGTGGTACAATAGTTACCTTTAATGAATACGTTGATACTGTTGACAAGATGTACGTTGATGGTGAGGTAGTGGATATTCCTCTCAATACTGAGGAGCTATTAGAAGCCCGAAGAGAAGAACGTAGAGATAAGTTCGTAAATACACTTGACAGAATGAATCCAGTGTGGCACAACAGCCTTACCGCCCCTCAGCAGAACGATCTAGCTACGTGGAGAACCCAGTGGCTAGAATACCCAAGTACAGGTATAATCCCCGACGATACACTTATACAAGGAATTTTTGAGAGTGATTTGGAATAGAAAAGAAAAGCCCTACATTAACTTTCACACAAGCGAGGAGATGCTTGACATAATACCTCACCCAATTCCTGCTGCCAAGGCAATGCCTAAATGGTTCAGGAAGTTAAAGCCAGTTGCAGAGGGGTCTCATAAGAATGATGCAGGTACAGTCAAACGTTGTATGCCTGTTCTTGATGCAGTCTCACAAGGATACATCATCCCCCTCTGGGCAGACCTCCATGTGACTGTAAAGAAATTAACCAACTTCATGGATGCAGACGGGAAAGTAATTCATCAAGAGATGCACCCAAACCCTGACTCACTTATCGGGACAGAAACGTCTAACACTAAAGAGACGATAGTAGGGCATGAACCTAGTACTGAATCTGGTGTTCTGATGTCCTTTCCAGAGTTTGACATGGGGATAGGTGATCTCCTTGGCACTCACGGTTGGCAACAGGTAGGTAACGCATGTGATTTAAAGAAGTTTAAGTTGGGTAAAGTCTTACTTAAGTTTACTAACCCTTGGGTTATTGAAACACCCGCTGGTTGGTCAGTTAAGTTTTCTAACCCCTCTAACGACTGGTCTAATGATATTAGCTTGATAGAAGGAGTGGTAGACACTGATGAGTATTATAACACCGTCAACTTTCCCTTTGTCTGGACAGGCAGTGAAGAGGGAGAGTGGACTATACCAAGGGGAACCCCTCTTGTTCACATTGTACCCTTTAAACGTGAAAAGTTAGAATTAAACGTAGGTGTTAGGGATGAAGGTAAGGTTAACCAAGTTAACTTAAAGCTACAAAGTAAATTCTATGATAAGTACAAAGAGTTCTTCTGGAAGAATAAGAAATAAAGGATATGTTATGTCGTATAAACTAGGAACACGTAGTCTACAGAACCTGTCAGGTGTACACCCTGATATGGTCGCTGTAGTTAAGAGAGCAATCGAGATCACTGGAGTTGACTTCACAGTCATCGAAGGTATCCGTAACATTAACCGTCAGCGTGAACTGCTTAAGGCTGGTAAGTCTACTACAATGAACTCACGACACATTACAGGTCATGCTGTGGATATGGTCCCTTGGCCTGTAGACTGGGAGGACTTAGAACGCTTTGAGCAAATGGCTGAAGCTATGAAGACAGCAGCAGATGAGCTTGACATTTCCATCGTATGGGGTGGTGACTGGAAGAGTTTTTATGATGCTCCCCACTTCGAATTAAACCGTAAAGAGTACCCATGAGATGGTTAAGGAAAAGGCTTTGGAGCCTGTAAATAACAACAACTTATCTATAGGTCTTATATTCGGACTTGTAACTCAGGGTGCAGCTATAGTCTGGACTGTATCTATGATGATGTCGGATATTGAAGATAACCGTGAAGACATCATAAAGAACCAACTTAACATACAGAGACTAAATTTAGCCGTACAAACTCAAGCTATAAGCAACGCTAGAATAGACGAAAACATCAAAGCAATCAGAGATATTATGGAGCGTAGTCCTTGAGATTAATACCCGTACTAATTCTACTCGCTGGATGTTCTACTACGACGATAAGTTACCCGTCCGTTTGTACTAACAATGAACCTAAATGTCAGAGAAACTTAGATGCACAAACCCTTGCTATCCTCGGAGAAAAAGAAGCTGCTGTCCAACTTATGTGTATGGACAGTGGCCTTGCAGATGTCATTGGTGAGCAGTGCGTTAGCCAATGACATAGTAGGTGATCTAAACACGAACATAGCTGACTCTACTGTAGACAGTAATAACGCCAGTACAACAAACAACTACAACGCTACGGGTGCGGGTTCTGCTGCACCTGTCATGTCTAGTGTTGCTCCTACTATGATGGGTGGAGGTGGAGGTGACTCTTGCCTTATACCAAACACCAAGGGAATACAGCTTAGTATCATAGGCATCTCTAAGGGTGGTATGGAGCAAGACAGTGAGTGCAACAGACGTAAGGACGCAAGGTTACTAGGCGCTCCTCAAAACTTAGGTGGCTTAGGCTTGCAAGTCTCTGCCATTAGTGTTATGTGTTCTAACCCTGTAGTAGCTAAGAGCATGGCCCTGAGTAACACACCATGTCCAATATCGGATGTGGTTACAGGTAAACTACTAATAGGTCGTGAAGCATTTATTAAGATGAGGCAAGACCCTGATATTTACATTGTAGGGTATCTACAGGACAAGAGATTCTGGGACACCCTTCTTATGATAGGAAAGAAGTTACCAGATGTACCACAAGAAACTAATACCCCTAGCCTTTCTGTTAGGTTCCGCAACAACAGCAACAGCAAACCAGTCGATACAAGACCTGCAATCAGCAGCGGAAGCAATTAGAACTCAAGTAACAACAGCACTGAACTTGTCGTTTAAGGGTTACAAGCGTTCCAACTCAGCCCAAATAGTAGAAGACCAAGCAATTCAACAGGGTGGCCTTACTCAAGAGCAGGTAGACAAGTACAACAATGCCCTGACTGCGGTTAAGACAAGTGTGTACAAGGACGCCTCTGAGGTTCTGTACGACGAGCACATCGTTGCTATGGACAACCTGCACACATCTATTGACCTGCTAGTAGATGCAGCCTCTGCCCTTAGTGAAGTGGGTGTAGTGGCTGATATGGCTGCTGATGCTACAACGACACCAGCACAAGAGAAACTACAAGAGTACGTTACTATTAACGATATGTCCCTTACAGAAGAAAAGGTTGAGAACTTTAACAACTCACTTGTAGTGGTTGAGACCTACGCACAACAGGCGGGTGCTTTCCTCGCAGGGTCTAGTAGCAGTGAAGTTACTGGTGCTATTGATAACTACGCAGCTAACAATGGTGTCGCAGTTAGTAGTTACACGGCTGTGAGTTATACTCAATCTATGGACCAATTTATAATTCAGTTTGAAGCTGGTTCCGTGACTATTTCTGGGTACACTGGTTCCAACCTAGTCACAGCAGAAGAACTATACAAAGAATTGTCTGCTTACAACTAAAGGACTAACAATGCAAGACTTAGAGCTAACCACAGGTGGCTACACATTTAAAGCCGCACACTTACTTTTCGCTGCACCTGTAGTGTCTGCCTTAGCTACTGGCATCTACTTTTCGTATGATGTAGTGAACAGGTTCTATGCTGTTGAGGAAGCCTTCTTTGAGGTAACGGACACTAACTCAAGAGTACAGGCACTAGAGCAGACCGTGCTAGATAATGATGTGCGAGGCTTAAACAGTAAGTTGACACAATTAAGTACACAGATGACTACGCTGCTAGAAAGACAGCAAACCTTACTAGAGTTACGCAGTAAGGTAGAACGTGCTGAGTTAATCACTGATGGCATAGACGACAAGTTGGAAGCACTACAAGACGATATAAACTCCACTTGGGATGCTATAGACGAACTTGGCAAGCCCCTATAGGAGATATAAATGACAAAGCGGATACCTACCTTATTTGAAGATGTAGATACAGACAACAGTGGTACGATTGATAAGTCTGAGTGGGATGCACTTGAGTTAGAGGATCGTCGCCGCAGACTGGAGGACGAAGATGCACACCGTGACCAAACTCGTAAGATGGCTTGGTTTTCTTTATGGGGTATGTTGCTATATCCTTTCGCAGTTGTACTTACTGGCATTATGGGTCTGGACAGTGCTTCTGCCATTATCGGTAGTATGGCTTCCATTTACTTTGTTAGTGTTGCTGGGGTCGTGTCCGTTTTCATGGGAGTAACTAATCTAGCTAAGAGCGCAGTTAAAAAGAAACCACAGGAGGTTGATAACAGATGATAGGACAATTATTAGGTGCAGTAGGAAATCTTGCCAGCACTTACTTAGAGGGTAAGGTAGCGGTACAGAAGGCTAACGCTGAGATTAAAGTCAAGCAAGCTACAGGTGAGATTGACTGGGACATTGAGGCTATCAAGGCTACACAGAATAGCTGGAAAGATGAGTGGATTACTCTACTTTTCAGTATCCCCCTGATATTAGCCTTCTGTGGTGAATGGGGAAACCAGATAGTACAAGCAGGTTTTACCTCACTGGAGACCATGCCAACTTGGTATCAGTATTCCCTCGGAGGTATTGTAAGTGCCAGCATAGGGATGAGATCAGTATCGAAGTTCTTCGGTAAGTAATACTACAACAAACACAAAGAAGCCGTAGGTATCCACTCAAGGACGCCTACGGCTTTTCTGATTCTAGGTCTTGTCTTCTTCACCAATGACTTGTGCAATACCTTGGTAGAGTATCTCTATGTCAGTCTCTACTCCCCCTATCTTGTAGGCTAAGTACAGCGACACCCCTAAGTTTAACAGCAGCAGTCCCTCAAATAAACTCATTTACTCTCCTCTAACTCAGCTAAACGATCAAGATACCAAGTGGCTTTCTTGAGGTCTTCCAGCCCGTTCTTATAACGCCAACGGTGTAGGTACTTAGCTATATTCCCTCGGAGGTATCCTACATACTCCTCATGTGACAGGAAGTCTTCTATGTACTCAATACACTCAATACTGCCAGAGCCGTAGTGTGGTGGGTTGTTTACGTTGTCTACCACTTCCTCATACTCATGTTGTTTAGTAGGTCCGTCGATTGTCCACTTAGCCATTATAGTTTCTCCTTAACAAATGCCTTAACCCACATGGCTGTGATGTCAGACCTTACGATGTCATCAACAGTGAACTCAATAATGTTCACAGGCAACATATGCTTCTTAGCGATATGAATAACCTTTGTCAACCCATCTGCTTCTTTAAGGTCACTCTGTTGAGCATCCCCGTTTAGTACAATCGTAGTGCCTTCACCCACTCGTGTCAGCAGCATCTTAAGCTCGTGCAGGGTGATGTTCTGTGTTTCATCGACAATAATAAAGGCGTTCTCAAAGCTACGTCCTCGCATCAATGCCATAGGTGCAACTTCGATGTTACCGTTCTTAACACCTGTTTCCACTGCACCCTTGCCTAAGTGCTTCTCTAGTACGTCTAGGACTGGTAAGGCCCAAGGCATAGTCTTTTCTGACAAGTCGCCCTTAAGGAACCCTAGCTCCCTTCCTACAGCTACGTGAGGACGTGTGATAACGATCTTGTCGATCTTCTTAGCTGTGTATAGGTCAGCAGCGTAGGTCGCTGTTACATATGTCTTACCCGTACCTGCTGGGCCTAAGATAAAGACCTGTTGACTTTCCTTTAGGGCTTTGATTAGCTCACCCTGCATGACAGTCTTTGGTACTAACCCAGAGGACTTCTTCTTTGCTGCCCCTTTATAGGTAGTCTCACGCTTAGTCTTCTTGGGTGCTTGCTGTACCACTTAGTATTCCTTCTTGCTGTTGATAAAGCCCATCTTAGTTTCAAGTTCACGAAACCCGCCAATCCAACTGCCATCAGTGGCGAACACTTGAGGCACAGTCTTTAGGTTAGCTTCCTTCATAAGAGATAGCACCCACTTGTTTGGAGGGGACTCTATGTTAACGACGACATAATTGATCTTATCTAAGTCTAGCATCTCCTTAGCTTTGTCACAATACTTACATTCGTTACGGGTAATGATGGTGTACATGATCTCTCCTTTGATTAAGTGAGCAGTTTAATCACATGCTCAGGTGGTCGGGTTACACTAGGTCTACGATCTCACAACTATCACCAGAGCAAGCCATAGT